ATAAAGTTGACCCGTCCCATTTTTCTAAAATTGCATACAATTCAGCGTGGTTTGAACCTCCTCCAGTTTCTCCCATGTATGCGTCAATGGTCCATGTTCCCGATGGAATAGTGGTCAAAAATGGTTTCAATGTATCAGTGATAAAATTCGCAATGTTGCCAGTCGTTGACCTCGTAAAGTTTGCCGCCGTTCCGCTGACCGCCGTATCACCAAGTTGATACATAGTGATCCCTCCAAAAGTTCCCTTGAGGATACCCCCATTGAAAAAATATACCTTTCCACCACCACCACCTGAAATTGAGGGAAAGTCGGAAAGGGACCCGTCCCCACGAATATATTGAGAAACCGTCCCGGCTCCAGTTACCCCCAAAGTTCCCGAACCGGTAACCGGTGATCCAGTAACTGAAAAGGCCGATGGCATCGTCAATCCAACAGATGTGACACCTTCAGCACCACGCAATTTCAACCATTGGGTTCCGGTGTATTGATAGATTGTTGAATCCGTTGTCCGATAGAACATCGCACCCGGTCCGGTTCCACCACCAGTCCGAAGGCTTGGAGTTGTCCCAGATGGGATTGTAAAGGTTGAGTCAAATTTGCCAGCAATCCATTTGTAGCGGCCATTGATATTGGTGTAGTTCGGAAACTGACCAAAGGCCTGAAATGTAGCAAATAAGAAAACAAATAAGACGAGTTTTTTCATAGGTCACCAATTATAATTTGTATAGTTTCACCGGGGTTGAAATCGGTTGCAAATTTTAAAAACCCAAAGGCTGGGGAATATTGAACTTGACGGGCCTCAAATGTCAAATTTGTGTCATTTGAAACAATGACATCATGTTCCAACCCTTCCCTTGAACAGAAAAGTAAATGCACATAGGCAATCTCGGAGTCGTATAAATACGGCTGACCCGGTGTTGTGTTGTAAACGAAACTTTGTGTCATGAATCTTTCCACATTACCCATACGGTTTCACCCGGATTGAAAGGGATATTTGAATCAAATGTGACCGATCCAGCCCCTGAATTGACACGGGCCAAACGATTGGTCGCAGTACCTGAAAAAATAGGGTCATAAACGGTTCCCTCACGAGCAACGGCCAAGACCGTTTTGCCAGTAATTGACTTGGAATTGACCGAATTGCCAGAAATCACATAGGTCCCAGCGGTGGTCACCCAATAGTCCGAATCCACATTTTCCAATCCAACGGGTCCGGGGCTGGCATCAATCGTGAATCCACCCGTTCCGACTATGTTGACGGATGCTTGAACCCACCCGCTAACATCCCCCGAAATGGGCAGATTTTCGACCAATGCATACCCCTCAATTGTTTTGACATCCCCGTCCTCATTCGTGAACTCAAACTGCCATTGCCTTTCGGCCCGTCTAACGCCATCCTGAAGCAAATAAAAGGGCGAATAGCGGTCAACAGTGTTGTCGGTCACCAAAACCCCAGCGGCCGAACCTGACCAGTCAGAACGCCTAACACGACGCTTTGGGAATAGGCCATCATTAACTCCGGTCCTCAAAATGATTTCGTTGGTAAATTCAAACGAACACGATTTGGCACAAAAGACCGGGAACCAGTTTTCCCCCACTTTTATGCTCGCAATCATATTTCGCCCCTGAACCGCTTTATTGTCAGTCATTTGATAAGAATTTGAATGAATGCCCAGTATAAACCTTCGGAATTGTAGAGTCCAAAACCTCAATGAAAACCCCATTCCATTCGCACAAATCTGGGTCCTGATCAAAGTGAAGTAGCTTGAACTTTTTATTGTTGGTTGCCGGGTGGCTATCCTTGAGAAAATATGAGTGCATCAAATCGGGCAAATCGTAGCGGTCCAATGAGTCCAAAACATAGGTGTCAAGTCCGTCAATTGTCCCCTCAAAGATACTAAAAACCCGATTGAATTGATTCCAAACGGCTTCCGATTGGATTTGTCCGTAAGGCTTAATGTAGTCAGGGCTGGGTGGACCATCTGGGAATACCGCCCCATTGTAAAAACCTTCAGGTTGACCAAATCGGTCCTTGCTTATTTGGCAATTAACCGTTTCCGAAACTGTTGTCCCACTGATTGTTATCACAGTCGCATTTACAATTGTGCTATAAAATACGTTTGTGACCTGAGTATGCTGGTTATTATTTGAAGTGCCTGAAATGGTAATCATGTCACCAAACCTGAAAATGGCCGTTTGGTTCCCGTCTATTTGGAAATAATTCCCATCACTGAAAACCACCTCACCATCATAAATGAGATACGTTCCAATGACCTTTTGCAAAGCCCCTTTGTAAATCAATGCCGGGCTATCTGTGATAAAAACCTCCTCGTTTCGGGTGGCTTTATAGTCACCATCCTGCTCAACCATGTGTTCCTGAGCCGTGTAGCGTCCATAAGTCCCATTTACCCAAGGCATATATTCAAACCGAACATTGCTGAAATATGTGTCACGGGTAGTTCCAAATTGACTTGACCGATATAACAAAATGCGAATTTCACCACTGGTTGGGATTTCTGCACTTTCTCCATCAAATAGACCAACGGCCTCAGTTAAATCATCAATCACATTTCCCTCAATAGCAAAATACTTTTGAAATGTGCGAAATGTTGAAGTGCATTGAAACCATGCTTTTGCTGGATCAACCGAAGTCCCTGAATCATGTGTCCAATATGTCCCATCTGACCCATACAAACGAACTTGAACATGAAGGTCAATATACCCGCCAGAACCACCCACATCTGAACTCAATCTCCGTTCAAGGCTCAAATTGAACTTGTCCTTTGCACTCACTTGAATAGGCTCGGACATCACAAATGTGAATCGTGATGCATTTGCATCTAAATTCAAACTATGTGCAAACTCGTTACCGAAATTGTCAAATAGTTTCTTGATATAAATGCCAGTCGCTTGAGGGTCATCCGTTGAAGTGTTTGACCATAAATTGTCCCAGCATTCGGTTGTGTATGATTTGGCCGTGTACGTTACCCCATCAATGACCTCATTTGGCAAATCTGCAATGAATTCACCATGGTTGAACTCAATGTTGCATGGCAATTCATTAGGCAAATTGAAATTGAAAATGTGCTTTGTGAATTTGTACGGCCTTTGCAATGACACTTGAGTGTCGTCATTCATGAACCCTATTTGGTAAAGGCTCATGTCCGAACCAATCAATTTGTTGTATTCAACCTCTGGGAGTGGGCTGGCAATTGTCCCATCCGCATTGAAACGGACTTGGATTGAATTTTGAGCGTCAAATTCATCAATGGCACGAATGTACCATTCATCCTTTTGCTGACTCAATTCACAATATTCGCCCAATATTTTTTCGAGGACTGTAAAACAATCCTCAAACTCACGATTCCCGGTTGCAAATGTTTGGGCATCCAAATAGATCGTGTTATACATATGCCCCAAATAGTCGGTTGATTGGGTTGACTCTTTGACATTCATTTCAGCAATTAGCGTCTTTGTCAAGCCCGTTTTTGCAAGGCATCCGGCAATATATTCGGCAATTCTGAATTTCCCTTTGAATTGTACCCCGTCAAAATTAGTCAGTGGCACATCCTTGAGAAACCCAAGGCCATCCGTTGCAGTTAATACCAAAAGATTTGGATCAGGCTGAAAATCCTGACGCAAATCACTAATTGACAACCACCCCTCAAATATGACATTTGAAGTGTAGTTCATGCAAATCTGTACTTTATATTGATTGTCCCCGCCAGACCCAAAAGTGATGATATTGATGTTCGGATTTGTATGTACCCGAATCTCACATGACTTGGACCGAATCGGAGTGAATTTATCTTCGTTATTGTCCACCACTCGTATGGTCACCGGGTTGTCGGCCAAATCAATGTCAATTTGTTCATCTGACGCATCGTTCTGGTCAATGATTAACACAATGACATTTTGCTCAAGTCCTTCATTCGTTGAATATAGGATTTGGCTATTTGTAAACTCTCCCCGGTAGGTTTTAGGCATTCACTCGGTTTTGACTGCGTTGTGTTCTCGCAGATGCTAACAAAATGTCGTTCCCCCTTACAATTGTCCGACCACCGCCTGAAGTGGCAAATGCCGGACGGCCAGTAAATGATGAAAGTCGGTTGTTTGGAATTACTGTTCCACTAACCGATGGGACGAACAATTCCGGCCCTCTTTCTCCGATAATATATGGCGATTTGCCACTGACTGGTCCCCCATTGGCACGGCCCGGAAGCAAATTTGCAACACCACCCAAATCAAGGGCTTTGGACCCGCCCGGAACAATAGCATTCAAAATGGCACGGAAAATCAATGCCCGAACCGCTGCTTTTGCTATATCAATGACCAATCCCTTGACCGCTTCCCCAACTGCCTTGAAAACATTTTGCCCGGCAAGGATATCGTCAAACGCCTGACTGAATGAATCGCTGATTTGCGATGCGGCTTGTTGAGCAAATGACAATTGTGATTCCAAAGCCTTTTGTTGCTCAGCCAATTTTTTGGTGATATCTGGGGCAACATCTTTGCCAAGTGGTTTGATGTTTTTGGCAATGCTATCATTGATTAGTTTGCCAATTTGTTCTGCCTCTGTTAATACATCTTTTTGGTCCCGTTTAAGGGCTTCTAATACAGGGTTTTTGAGATATTTGTCAATGTTTGGAACAATTGGCTGAAATACAAGGTCAAGCGGTTTATCTTGCTTTACCTTTTTGATTTTAGGGGCTGAAATCTCTCCAAGTTTAACCCCTTTTGATAATTGCGACAAATCCTTTGTCAAACGCTCAACCTCGGCATTGAGGTTTTTTATTTCATTCGTTTGGGCTTGCGTTTGTTTTTTCTGCTTTTCAGCATATTGAGCACCAGCAACACTCCCGGCAATTTGTTTGCCGTAGGCTTTGGATATTTCATTCCCAAAGTTTACAATCGTCTGCTCCTGATCAGTAAGTGTGACCCCTTGGGCTTTCAATAGTTTCTCAATAACCTGATCCAATTGGGCTTGCTTAATTTTAGCCGCCACAACTGTTTTCAGGCTTTCAACATAGGCATTGTATGACGAAGTCAACCCAACGACTTGGTCACCTTCTAATTTTAACCCACGGAAAATGTCAGGCTGGATTTGTTGCAATTCCTTAATGGCTTGCAATTTCCTTTGACGGGTTTCAGTTTCGCTTTTTAATACGGCAACAAATGAAGTGACTTGGGTGGCCTCTTTAGCGACCTCACCAAATATCCCATTGATAGAATCCTTTAATTTGTCAGCGTCTGATTTTGCTTGTACGGCGGCTTTGCCAGCCCCAAAAAGGTCATCACCAAATTTGACCAACAAAGACGATGCAACACCAACCGCCAAACCAATACCAGCCGGACCAGTTAACCCAGCGGCTAAGGCTTTCAAAGCCCCACTGGTTGACCCGGTAGATGTTTTTAGTCGGCCAAATGACTCAACAAGTGGATTCAGGTTGTTTGCAATCGCAGTGAATCCGTATGGGGCATCTTGAGCAATACGGGAAAGGTCGGTCAGTGACTGTGTGGCCTTTTGTGTATTGTTTACCGTCTTACCAAGTACATCACCAGTTGCCCGTGATATTTTGTTAAGTTCGGCTTGCTTTTGGGCGATAATACCCAAGGCATTGGCGTAGAATTTCTCCGATTTTGTGTCGGCCAATTTGCTGCGTAAAAACGCAATAGAATCTTGCAATTTTTTGGTCCGTTCGGCAACAAACCCAAGACCTTGGACGGCATCACCTACATTCGCACCAATCTGTATATTTAATTCAGCCGCCATTGTTTTGTTTTTTTAGCCTCACCAATTCGTCACGCTCACGCTTCATCTTCAAGGCATTCCGTATCTGATCCCGTGACATTTCCGTTTGCTCTTCCAATTGCCATGATTCCATGACAAACCTTGCCCCCTGACCCTTTCCAACAAACGACTCGCAAATCAATGCCGTCTGGAATCTCAATAGTTGGCTTTCAATCTTTACCTTTTCAATATATCCCTTGCGTAGTAGGTAATAGTCCTCCACCTCAAAGTCATAGAATTGATCCGGCAAAACCCCAATTTGGCCGAACGCCTCGGACCTCATTTCATCCCAAGTCAGGGGTTTTCCACTTGGGTTGGGGCTTCCCCCGTTTCTTTCGGTGTTTGAGCATCCACGAATTTATTGATCAACTCTGCCGCATCCGTGTCGGTCATTTCACCGACCCAAGTTTGGCATTGGTCAATTGTCACCAAATCAGTCGCTTTCGTGACCTTTTTGTGGCAATTTATTCCGGCATAAACAATACCGACAATGAAGTCGAATTGCTTGGCTGGGTTGCTAATCAATTCCCCCATTTGGAGGGGATCGGTGGTTGTGGCTTCCCCGAAAAACTTGGAAAACCACAACCGTCCGAAATCCAATGTTTGCTCTATTCCTCCGATGTTGTGCTGCGTTTGTTTCATGAATTATGATTGTGGTGTGATGTCAATGTCACCATCAATTTCGATGGTCATTGTGAATTTAGCAGTTTGACCGCTGGTGTTTTGCTGACCAAGTGCAGCGATCCAGCCATATCCACCATGATAGATGTCATTCGCTGAATCAGTCAGATGCCAATACTTTTTGGTATTGTTCTGGTACAACGCTTGAAACTCATTGTATGAAGCCTCATTTGCGTCAGGGTCAACATCAACAACGGCATTCAAAGTGAAGCGGTTGTTTGCGGGACCCATAGATTTCAAAACTCCGCAGTTAGTTTCATCACTTACCACGTTGCGACTTCCGTCAAACGATCCCTCGCTTTGACAAACGGCCGACTTTTTTGTACTTCCGGGTGTGTCACTGTACTCAATGAACATCACTGATCCGGAAATTGTTGTTGGAGCAGACATTTTTAGTTTTTATTTTTGTGTTAGAAAATGCTCAAATCGTTTTATGATGCGAAATATTTTTTCGGAGTCATTATCCTCATATATTTCATCTTGACTTTGTAAGGTTATTTGTGTGATTAGGTGATTTTGAATCGGCAAATTAAACTCGTTTGGCCAATACATGACCGAATTGTTGACCGTTTGTGCGTATGACGATGCAACAGATGTGTCACAAATTACTGGGAATTTGGTCACTATTTCAACAACAATGACAACCGACTTGAACCACCCACTGTTGGTTGGCCCCAAATCAGTCAACCCATCTGAACGAACTAAAATATAGTTTCCATCCTGAGTGGCCGGGGCTGCGTCCTTAAACACTGGGACCGCAAAATTTGCGTCCAGCCTTTTGTACCAAGCCTCCTTCAATTCATATATCGCCTCATTGTATGCCACTGAATATTGCGTTTAATCGTTTGAAAAGATTGGTCCGAACCGCTGCCGTGTGTTTATAGAAAAACGGCTTTGGCGAAATACCATTTCGATAAATAGACCGGGCAATCAAAAACGCCACCCCATCCGCTTTCTTTTCTGTGGCTATTTTCTTGCGAATTACCCACCCCTTAATGGCTTCCGTCAGTGACAATGCCCCCGTACCTTTTAGGCCCTTAAATTGGCTCGCAACATCCTCCAGACCAGCCGGAACCCTTGCTTTCGACTTGGTCCCAAATTCAATGAATGGGGCATAAAATGTCCCCACGAAAACCTGATAATTGAAGGCATCCTTTTTGCGGTAGTCAATGGATTGTTGAAGGGTTCCCCGATCACCACCATTGTTCGCTGCCGACCGCTTTGCCAATGCTACAAACTCCATGGCAGATGCCTGAAGTTCAGCGGATACCTCGTCCTGAATCGACTTTTTAGCCGACTCAATCTTTGCCCTAAATTGATCCAATCCTATGTTATTAACTTGTAACACTGGCGGACACTAATAAGTTGAAGCGTTTTTCATCAATGCGTTGGATGTTTGTGATTGCGTAAGTGTCACCAAAGTAGAGGATTTTCCACTCACCAATCAAAATTGTGTTTGTTCTAAACCAGATTTTGAAGGTCTTTGAACTGGACAAAGTTGTCCGTCCGTCCACTTGGCTTCTGCCTCCACCGTTATCGCTAACCTCTGCCCAAGCATTCCAATATTGTGCCTGTTGTGTAGGGTCACCACTTTCATTGAATGAAATTGTGTACCTAACCAACTGGATTGGTTTGTAATTACCTACCCCAGCCATGTGAATGATTGTTTATAGGTTGATGCCAAATCCATTGCCTCTTTGCTTATTCCATCAACATTGATGTCCCCCCGATTGATATATCGGTAGGCGATTTCCTTGAACATGGCATCTTTTAGTCGCTTTGGCAAGGTTACATACCCGGCCTCATAAAGCATCACCAAATTGCCATACTCTGGGGTTTTGAGAATGCGTTTGTTTGAACTGGTGGTGTATTCAAGTTCATCGGATGCGAGTGACTCACCTTGCGGGTGCAATTCCAAAATGTCCAAAACTGGACCAAATGGAATCTCAAAGTTCCCGGCATAATTGTCAAACTCAATCTGCAATGTTTTGATGACAAATGACAAACCAGTGTATTCCTCCAATGCTTGGCGGGTACCAGTTATCAGGCCCAAAATATAGGCATTGTCATCATTGAATGTTGGGGTGATGCTTGTGTTATCGTTTATGAACCCCTCCAAACGGAGATAGTTTTTGACCTCTGCAAGCGTTACGGGTTCCGTAATTCCGGACTCTTCCGTCAAATCTTCCCAATCAATTAGCAAATTGTAATTCATCCGAGTTTTTTAAGAAGGGGGCCGAGTCACCCCGACCCCCTTTGTTGATCACCACATCAAACAAACAGCACAAATTTAGGATACGTTGCCAAAATCTGCATAGATCAGGGCATCGGTCCGCATTACGTTGATATCTTCGAAGCACTCAACACGAGCAGTAACCAAGTTACGCTGGAAGTTGTCGCTATCCTCGTAGCTGAACTCAACACGGAGGCTTTCTGTTTCAACACGCTCCAGATAGTCGCTATCAATGATCAGAGCCTTGTCATCTGTAACCCAAGATGCACCGATAACGGGCACACCGCAGATGCGGATGTTTCCATTTGGATCAATGATAACACCACCGGGTACAGAGTAGTCCGCTGGCTTAGTTTTCAGCAAGCGAGCCCACTGAGAATAGTTAACCAAAACGAAAGACGAATTGAAATTCGCATTCAGTTGGTTAGCAATCCAGTCAACCAATTGCTCAGCGTCAACAGTTGCAGAGGTAGTTGTGCTACCGGTAGCTGCACCAGATACAACAGAGAAAAACTGGGCGTTCTCTTTCTTGTAGAAATCACGCAGCAACATACGTTGCAGAGAAGATTGCAAGAAAGGAAGTTGAGTCATCATTTGCTTAGAGAAACGAGCAAAACCAGCGATGTAGTCAGATACTACCTTCACCTCAGTCAGATCGTAGTCAATTTGACCTTTTGCTGCACCTTCAGTTTGTACGGTCAAAGCACCTTCGCCACCAGTTTCACGATAGGTCACATAAAGACCAGTCGGAGATTGAACGGTAGAAATGAGGTCACGGAAGTTGATTTTCTGACTTGGAACCAATCCCTGACGGGTGTTGTAGGTTGCCTGACCATCACCACTGAGGTTGTCGGTCAAAGTCATTGTTCCAACTGCTTTCAGATCCAAAACCAGTTTGGCATTGCGATCTTTAGCGAAGTTCTTGAACTCGGCTTGGTTGCTTTCGAAAGCCTCGGCCATTGTTTCAGAGAAAGAATCTCCAAATGACTTTTTGTTTGCGGCTTCGATTTTCTTTGCATTCTTAGCAGCGATAAGTTCGTCCAGAGCCTTTTGATTAGCTTTGGCGGCTTCGTCCATAGTTACGATGGCAGTTTTTACCTCGGCAACTTGGCCTTTCACCTCGTTGATGGCGGCTTCGTTAGCGGCCTTCATGTTTGCGATACCTTCAGTCGCAGTTTTGACCGAAAGTTCGATGTTTTTCAATTCTTCCATTTTTAGGAATTTAATTGTTTAAGTAGATTGTTTATATTGCTTGACAACCCAGACAAATCCATTGTCGGCTCAACTGTTTCCACAACGGGTTGAGTGATTTCGGTATTCATTAGGGTTTTTATTGCCTCATGTATTTGTGCGGTCCGGATTTCGATGAACTCAAATGCGTCATCGCTGAATCGTCCGTCCTTCAGGGATTTCATCAAAAGTCCCAATTCTTTGCTCAACTTTTCGTGTTCAGCAACGGCCTCCTCTTTTGTCAGTGACTTACCAACCGAGAAAGTCGGGGTTTCTGAATTAGCACCCCACAAAACGGCTGAACCTTCGTACAAAAACACCTCTTTGATTAGGTTATAAGGTTGTGCCCCTTTTACGGCCTCGGCCTTAATTGTACGGAATCCAATTGAATGCTGGTTAATGTGACCAGATTTGTAGAACTCAAGGACATCATTGCCCCAAGTTGTGTTCGGGATTGTAGTAATACCAACAAGATAGTCACCATCGGTGTAAATGTCGGAAAACTTACCAACCGCTGATTTCAATGACGGGTTGTGGTCAGTCAGGTGCCAAATCAAATTGGCCCCCTTGGGTCCACGTTCAGTGATTGTTTTCGTGTAGGCTCCTTGATCAATGACATCCCCGTCATGGTCAATGTTGCCCATTTTGGAGATTGCCACCTTTACCCGGCGGTCATTCTCCGATACATCTCGGACGGAATCCGAGATCAGTTTTTGTTCAAAATATGTTTTCATCTTCATGTTTTCAAAAGGTAGGGGGCCAGACCCCGGTTCTTATCATATTTCGGTAATGCTCGTAAGCGGCTGGTCACCCCTTTATTTTATAGGTCCCCATGTTCTTTCGTATCAATCGACCATTTGCGTCCCTCTTTGGTGTGGCTGCCCAAGTGCAACGGCAGTTGATTACCATTGCGGCTGAACCACTCGGAGCCAGTGGGTAGGCTATCCGTTCACCACTGCGTGGGTCCCTGAAATCGTCCACAAAATCAACCACTTGCCCATCCATGTGGTAATGGTCCTTTTTGTCCTTTGGCTTCCGTCCCCTTGTTCGCTGATCGCGAAATGCAAACCATTCCTTGACCATAACAAACCCAAATGATTCAGAGGCAACCGCCACTCCAGTGTTGGCCGCCCGTCCAACCTCGGTCCGGACAATCCGTTCGGCTTGCATCTTTGTGAATGTGTTTTTTTGGAAAATCTTTACCAATTCATCCACTGTCAACTCATTTTTGATGCCATCGGACAAAACCAAAAGCAAATGGTCCCTCAATGTCTGGCTAACCCCGAAAGTTGCGTATTCCAATAAGGTTTCACGCAATATCCGAATGATGTCGGCCATCCATTGCTCATTTTGACCCAGTGCCTTTTGTCCAGCCTCTTGCTTTAATCTTCGGTTTGTTTGTTTCCCATGATACAAACCCACCTCACGATACATTTCCAACAACGGTTTTTGCAGTTGCTGGTTGAGGATTGTTTGGCTCAATTCGGATTCAGCCAATCGGATTCCCCGGTTTCGCAAATCGTCAATCAAAGAACTAACGACCCCGTCAAGGGCCTTTTTTATCTTGGGTCGGAACTTTGCTTCAAACTTGCGGTTGACCCGGTTGTATTGGAGCAAATATTTTTGTTTTTCCTTCCCATTCATTCATCAGTCGTTTTCGGAGGTATTCTCTTTTTGCCTCCATTCGTCTTTTGTATAAAGCACAACACCTTTCCTTTTTATCAATTGGATAGGTATCGTAAACCTTTTTATCAATCAAACATTTCACCAGCGTCACCGATTTCGTCAATCACATCCGGGTTGTTGTCGTAGTGGGTATTGATTCCCAATGATTTGATTTTCTCAACCTTGGCCTTGTTGGACCCAGTTGCAAAAACCCGTGAATGGGGAATCCCTACCTTGTCGGCCACTTTGAGCATCCCAGATTTGTCGGACCGGGCTGAGATAATGTAAACAACATACCCTTCAGCGACTTTGTCCTTTGCCTCCATTTGACCTTTGGCAGTGCTTAACACGCCATCAAAATCAAAACTCACATTTTCATTTTCGGCCTTAAATCCTTTGGCCATTTCCTGACCAATGGGGGACATATCCTCACCAGTGGCAGAATCTGACTGCAAATCCCAATCCGACAAAGGCATTCCCATGTCAGGAGTTATCCAAGGCTCGTCAAAATATTCGTTGTCAATAGTTTCCAGACCCAACAGATTGCGTTGCTCGTTCGGACTGAGTCCTTTCAAGGTATTTACCCAACTGGATTTCTCTTTGATGTCCTCCTGAAGTTCAGTGAACACGGTTTGGTCGAAATCAACATAAAGGTTTTTTCCGGCATAGCCCCAATCGGTATTCAGTTTGCGATTCAGGTGATTTCGGAAGGAAACCAGCAAAGGCATCGCACAACGAGTTGTGAGGGCCTTTTCAGCCTCTTTTACGTTGGAATAAGTCGAAGCCTCGGAATCATTCACCAATTGGCTTGGAACCCCGTAAATCGAACAGAAACGCTTCAGGTCCCATTTCTCGGACTCAATGATGGCAAGGTCAACCGGAGATAGTCCAACCTCTTGCCAGCCTAATTTGTAACCAGAAACGCCAATGCGACCATGATTATCCGCCCCCACCCATTCGCCACGGGTCAGTTTTTCTTTGATGGCTTGGACTTGTTTAGCACTGTCCATGATGGATGCACCGCCATTGATCACACGGGGGTCATCCATGTAGAGGACACCTTTGACACCCTGATTTTGAAACATGGCGGCAGATGCTTTGATGGCATCATTTGAACGAGAGATTCGGCGAAGGGCTGCACGCAAGGGGGACATTCCGTAAAGGTGTGACCCGCTGACATCCCATTGGTAGTTGTTGTACTTATCGTGAAGGACTGACTCTTTGCTGAAATTCAAATTCGCCTCAACCGACATTGTATATGACTCCTCAACAATCGGGAATACATTGGTTTTGGCAATGATGCTCACCTGATCGTAAGGAAGTGTATGCAAGGCGAATGGCTTACCCTGATTCGCCCCGGCATCCAAACGCTCGGCCCAAATGCAACGACCACCAGTCAAAAGTTTGTAGCCGCTTGAATTGGCGGCCATATCTTGCATTGTTTCGTAGCTATTGGGGTATTTCATCAAAACACTCAAACGATCGTCATAAACGGGTTCAAGTGCTTTTTTCTTAAATTTCTGGGCAAGTTTAATGTCCTCAGTGGTCAGGTTCTTTTTACGCATCAACCCCTCATAGGATTTCATGGCCTCCTCGTCAACAATCCGATAAACGCCCCATTCTGGCATTGCGACCTTGTCAGTGATTAGGGAAACAACGGAGTAGATAACATCATTGACCTGATATCCGTCAACGATATAGGCGGTCCGGTTGTCGGCGATTCCCACAAATGTCCCGTTCATCATTGAGTAACTGGCAAAAGGCTGACCGATTGTATTCATCGGCAAAGCCTTGCCAGTCAATGTGTTCCATGCATCCTGAATCCGTCCCATCTTTATATTTTACCAAGCCAGCACCTCAAACTTTGGCTTGTTTAATTTCGTATATATAGCGTATCGCATAGCATCCAAGGCGTGGTCGTTGAACTTTACCGGGGCTTCGTCCGGATGAATCTTGCCGTCCTTGTCCAGTTTCCATTTGTAACTCCGAATCTCTTTGATTAGGTTTGATGAATCCGGACTAATAAACAACGGCATTGACTTGACTTTCTGAATCCCCGCCCAAACATCTTTCTCGGCTGGCTTTGCGTTGTATCCGGCCCGGACTAACTCTTCAATGGTCTTTGGTTCGGCATTATCGCAAAACAACTCTTCGTGGCGTTCAATGTTCAACCCTTTTAGTCGTTCAATCAGGTCGGTGGTTGTGAGTTTGGTTTCATACAACATCTCGGAAACATAGGTGGAATTTTCTTTGAACCCGACCTTTATTACCGAACTCGGCACATTGTAACCAAAGTCAACCCCATAAACAACCTCACAATCAGACGGGAACTCAGCCGTTTTCCAGTGGGTATAGACAATCTCCTGACTGGCACCCCTTAACCCCAAACCAAATACCTTCCACAAATTTGGGTCGGCATCTTTCAGATTTTCAATCTCGTCCACTTGCTCCTTTGGGAGAAACGGATTGTCCTTGTAGGTCGAATGAATCAAAAGGTTGCCATCTTTGTCCGCCACATCATACACCCAACTGGCTTCATCCACCGGGTTGAAGTCCAAGAAAATGATTTGTTTGGTCCGTAGGGCCAATTGGGTATAAACATTGAACGGAAGCAAATTTGCCTCATTGATGTACAAAATGTCCCGACCCGGTCCCCGAACCTTGCCACTGTCTTCAGCACCAAAAAACTCAATAAAACTGCCATTCTTAAAATGGTAGATGTTATCGGTCTTGTTGAATGCCTCGTCAGA